TTGATGCTCAAACATCCTCTGTTGACCGATACCACATTAACTATCCCCACTTATATACGTGCTTCCATTGATTCAGAAGTATCATATAAACAGGCGATATCATATGGTGGAGAATATGCTAATTCAGATGTGAAACTTTTAGTCGGTATGACAGATAAACTTACTGTGTTAGACGAGTGCGTTAACATCCGAAATCTTAAGGATTGATATGAACGTTGAGATCTGGGGTAAACTAACTTGCACCTTCTGTGACGCAGCTATAAAACTGTGTGAAGAAAAGGGTGTTGAATATGAATACAAAATATATGAAATAGATTTCACTAAGGAAGAAATATTAGAAGAGTTTGTAGGTGCAACTACCTTTCCACAAATAAAAATAGACGGTAATCCAATTGGTGGGTACCAAGAATTAGAGGAAATATTATGTCGTTAATGGCGAAACTAAAAAAGAACTCAAAAATTAAATTATCATCTCAAATGGATAAGTCTGAGTTTTTTCAAGAAAAGGAAGTTGTGCCTACTACTGTGCCTATGCTAAACGTGGCACTCACTGGTAGTTTAGACGGGGGTATCACCTCTGGTCTAACCGTACTGGCGGGCCCATCAAAACACTTCAAGACTTCGTTCGCTCTGAAGATGGCAGCTGCCTACTTGAATGCCAAACCGGATGCAGTCATGTTGTTCTATGATTCCGAGTTTGGTTCACCTCAATCATACTTTGATGAGTTTGGTATTGATACTTCGCGTGTACTTCATACACCTATTACAGATGTAGAAGAGTTGAAGTTCGATGTAATTTCTCAGTTAGAAACAATGGAAAAAGAAGATGACGTTATCATCGTAATTGATTCTATTGGTAATCTTGCGTCTAAGAAAGAACTCGAAGATGCTATCAACGAGAAGTCTGTTGCTGATATGTCTCGTGCAAAAGCCCTGAAAGGTTTGTTCCGCATGATGACACCCTATCTGGCAATGAAAAATATTCCTATGTTGGCTATCAACCACACTTACAAAGAGATTGGTTTGTATCCAAAAGATATTGTAGGCGGTGGTACCGGTATTTACTACAGCGCAAATACTATCTGGATCATTGGTCGCAGACAGAACAAAACTGGTACTGAGGTCATGGGTTATGATTTTGTTATCAAGGTTGAAAAGTCTCGCTTTGTCAAAGAACAGTCTAAGATTCCCATCACCGTCTCATGGGAAGGTGGTGTTGATGAAATGTCTGGGTTACTTGATGTTGCAATGGCAGGTGGATATGTTGTGAAACCTTCTAACGGATGGTATCAGAAAGTAGGCGAAGAGAAAAAGTATCGTCTTGCTGATCTTGACAAAACCTTCTGGACACCTATTCTAGAACTACCCGACTTTCAAGAGTTTGTAAAAAAAGCATTCTCTGTGGGTAGTGCCGTTGTCGATCTAAACATTGAACTTGAAGGAGAATTCAATGGCTAGGGAAGGTATAGATTATGATCTTGTTCCTGCTGCTGATGATGGTGAAGGTAACAAACAGGCTTGGGATGTAAGATTTACTGAAGGTGATTTTGTTGAGACTGTTATTCGTTATGGTAATATCGCTTTTGAGAATGATTGCTTAAAGTTTAATTTTGTGATACAATCAAGCCCTGATGGTGATTTAACAGAAGAGGATACTAATCTTCAAGATTTCGCCGCTGATGTACTAGAGAGTATTTTAGAAGAAGCGGCTAAGGACGGATCTTTAGTTTACGGAAACCCAGAGGAAGAAAAAAACAATGAAGATTGATCTAGAACAAACTATTCTTAGAAATATGTTAACCAATGAACAGTATATGCGTAAAGTTATACCTTTCATCAAGTCTGATTTCTTTGAAGGTGTTTATAGATCATTATTTGGTGAGATAATCAAGTTTGTGGGTAAGTATAATAAACTTCCCACACTTGATTCTTTCAAGATCGAGATAGATCAGTCAGTAAAATTTACCGAACAAACATACACACACGCTCTTGACATTCTGCCTACCATCTTTGAAGCCAAGGATGAGAATGAAGAGTGGTTATTAGATACAACAGAAAAATGGTGTCAGGATCGCGCAGTCTATTTGGCGATCATGGAGAGCATCCAGATCATTGATGGTAAACACGATACAATGACAAAGGATGCTCTCCCAGACATCTTACAGAACGCACTGGCGGTGTGCTTTGACACCAACGTAGGTCATGATTATCTTGAGAACGTTGATGAGCGATACGCCTTTTATCATGAGCAAGAAGAACGTATTCCGTTCGACCTTGAGTACTTCAATACCATTACCAAAGGTGGTTTGCCAAATAAGACGCTGAACATCGCGCTGGCAGGTACAGGTGTAGGTAAGTCTCTGTTCATGTGTCATGTCGCCGCCAGTGCCCTATCGCAAGGTCGTAATGTCCTTTACATTACATTAGAGATGGCAGAAGAACGCATCGCCGAACGTATTGATGCTAACTTGATGAACGTTGCTATTGACCAGTTGGATCATATGTCAGAAAAGATGTTTAAAGATCGTGTTGGTAAGATTGCTGCTAGTACACAAGGTAAACTGATCATCAAAGAGTATCCTACTGGTGCTGCTCACACAAGTCATTTTCGTGCATTATTAAACGAATTGAAGTTAAAAAGAAAGTTTTTACCTGAAATTATCTTTGTAGATTATCTAAATATATGTGCGTCTTCTAGAATGAAGGGCATGGGTGGTGCTATTAACTCATACTCCTACATCAAGAGCATTGCAGAAGAGTTGCGCGGGCTAGCGGTTGAGTTCAATGTCCCTATCATGTCTGCAACGCAAACGACCCGAAGTGGATTTGGTAACTCTGATCCTGGGCTAGAAGATACTTCTGAATCGTTCGGTTTACCGGCGACTGCGGATTTAATGTTTGCTCTAGTATCAAATGAGGAGATGGATAAACTCGGTCAGATAATGGTAAAACAGTTGAAGAATCGTTACAACGATCCCAGTGCCAATAAACGTTTCGTTGTTGGTATTGACAGATCTAAAATGCGACTTTATGATGTTGAACAGTCCGAACAGACCTTGACCAAAGAAGAGGATGATGACATTCCCGTCTTTGAAAAAACAAGAGCAGGCGAAAAACTAAAAGGTATTAAGTTCAATTAGGAGATTCGCATGGACCCATATTTACACACAGCAATTGCGACTGGTTTAATAGCCGTAGCCTATTTTATTGGTAGATTTCTTGGAAGAGAATCTGGTATTCTATTTACTTGGGGTATGATCATGGAAGCGTTTGATGCCAAAGAAATAGAAATTGACGAAGATGGTGATTTAATCATAACGTATAATGATGACAGTAAAGAAAAGCTTAATTAAATTTTGGACGATATGGCAGTATTCGTTGGGTGGTTATTCTGACGATAAGACAGAACCCTATGATCGTTACATTACAATAGTAAGAACTATAATTGTTGGTGTGAATTTGATGACATGTTTTTTTATCATGTCTAATATAGTACATAATTGGTGATAATATGATTACAGGATTCACCGCAAGCGCATTTGACCTGCTTCATGCAGGTCATATCGCAATGTTACGTGAAGCAAAAGACCAGTGTGACTATTTGATTTGTGGGTTGCAGGTTGATCCATCACTTGATCGCGTAAACAAGAACGCGCCTGTACAGACATTGGTTGAACGTTATGCACAATTGAATGCTTGCAAATATGTCAATGAAATTATTCCCTATCAAACAGAACAAGATCTGGAAGATATCTTGACAATGCTTGATTTAGATGTTAGAATAATAGGTGAAGAATACAAAGACTCTACGTTTACCGGCCGAGCAATTTGTGCCAGTAGAGGCATTGAGATATATTTTAATAAACGAGACCATAGGTTCTCAACAAGTGACTTACGGAGACGAGTGAATGAATTACAAGTTTAATGAAGATCAACTAGTACAGGAGTTAATGGAGTATGTTGACAAAACATATGATCAGCACTACGCTACGGACAAATATCAAGCCACGGATATCATTATTGATAGTGGGCATGGTACTGGCTTTTGCTTGGGCAATGTGATCAAGTATGCCAAGCGGTATGGTCGCAAAGGTAACGCCAAAGAAGCACGTAAAGATCTCATGAAGATCCTGCACTATGCGGTCATTCAGTTGTACATTCATGACGAAGAGAACAAGACCAAGTTTGTCAACGATCAACACGAACATGGTTATCCTGAGTACGACGGTAAGTTAGCGCCTGGTCATCATATGCGATTGAACGATGTGTCGCCTGACGAATGGGATAGAGTAAATCGTGTAAAAGGAGCACCTCTCTGTGGATAATGTAATTGATTTTATGGCATTTAAAAAAGAACGTAATCGAGCGCACGAAGAGATGGAGACTGAAATTATGCGTGAGGACATCTTAGAGTTTCTGATGAACAGTGCAGACTACACTCCCGATACTTTTACTTTCACACTGGAGACCGAAGATGAGTGAAGACATTTTTGATTTTGGATTTACTGCGGTAACTGAAGACGAACTGGATGCAGTTATTGAGTTGCAGCAGAAAGCAGACAACGTTCTGGATTACCACAACAAGTTGCACGAGCTTTACAATGCGGTCACGCCTCTGTTGAATAGTCTTAAGGCGAATCCTGAGAAGGACTATATCTACTGGCCTAATCGTCTAGAGAAAGTTGAAGCCTTTGAAGATAAACTCCAAGGAATCTTAAGAGGTTGACAAACCCGTTAAGAATGTGTTATAATAACTATTCTTATGAACGAGTACTATATTATGAAAACATTTTTCAAGATCTTTATTCTTTTTCTGTTTCTGGTGTTCGCATTTAGCGCATACGCAGAAGAAGAATCGTCTAGCAATTGTCACTATGAGGTGACGCAACACTTCGAAGATGGACAACTGATTAAAGAAACCAAAGTCCGAAAATGTACTGAAACGACTGAAGAAGGCAAACAGAAGTTTGATCCTCGTAATCGATTCGGTGACTACGTAAAAGTCCAGCTGGTAGATGTGGGTCTCATTGGTGTTATTATAGCATTAGCAAAATAGGAATATATTATGAAAGCGTTATTAGTAGTAGCGGTATTGATGTTAACAGTTGGATGTGCGTCTAACTATAAAGTAAAACAAGAGTCTACCGAGAATACAATACTCAACCTTATTCCCGAGTGGTACATTGATTCTGAAGAGAAGCG